CATTGTAGCAGCAGCTGCAACTGCAGTTGTTTCAATCGCAAATACTGTCGAATCAATCACGATTGGTTATGGTGGAACTGGATATACATCCGCCCCATCTGTGACGATTGAAACACCAGTAGGACTTGGTACTACTGCCAGAGCAACTGCAACTGCAACAATAACAGGTGATACAGTTACATCTATTTCCGTATCTACACCTGGTGTTGGATATACAAGAACATCTGTTCCTCAAGTCTTAATTGAGGCACCCAAACTAATTAAAGAAACAAATCAAACAACATTATATCAAGGTGATTTTGGTGATATTGTCGGATTGACATCAACATCTGTTGGTGTTGCCTCCACTGGATTTGTAATGGATTTCTTTATCCCAATTGATTCCTTCTTACGCGATACCAAAGTTATTGGCGCTGCAGTCACTTTAAGTGACATTACAGTTGGTGATTACTTCACAGTGAAGAACAGTAATGTTGGAAGTGGAGTTACCTCACTTTATCAAACTGGTGGAACTTTAGGAGTGACTACACAATTCCTTGATTCTGTATATGAGGTAGCGGCAGTATCTGTTGCCACAACTGCTGTTGCGGGTGTGGGAATTACCTACGTCAAGAGAGTGACAGTGAGTGTTGAAGATCTTGGTGACATTACTGGTATTGGACTTACCGAATTCTATGGTGAGTTCTCATGGGGTAAAATCACCTTAGGAGGTAGAAC